ATTTGTCCTCACGGAACGTAAACGACACGCCGAACATGGTGAATTGGTGGACGCAAAGCTGAATGTTGAAATTAAAGTCACTCCAATTCTTGACCATTCGGGAGATTTCCTCCGAGATGATCTGTCCCCATTCAAGCCTCTGCTGCTCGTCTCCGTAGGTCGTCGGAACACTACCAAACTGGTCAATCGCGTGGAAAAGCTGGATGTAAGGCTCCTCAACCTCCTTTTGGCTCTGGGTCAGGTAGCCAAAGTTGACATTGGTGCGCCCCGCCATCCCGTGAATGCGGTCCCGGTTGTCGGAAAAGGGAGGATTCCCGTCCACTTCAGACTGAACGAGCGCCCTTGCTCGCATGGCTTGGAAATCAGCGATAAACAGGCCGTTCCAGACGCTTTGAAGTGAAGCCGGGTTCTTAACTCGATTCCGAAGGATGATTTCGCCGTCCTCTGCATCTACGATGGGCGGAAGAGTCGATGGATTGTTCGGCTGATTAGAAAGCTGCAAGGACATTCGGCAGAGTATTCCCAAAGTTGGGCATCACAAGCCGATTATTTCGTTGACTAACTCATGGCGTCAAGCACTCTTTTCACGGAAATGGCAGAAAAACCCTCAAGCAGGCAGCGAAAATGGCAACTCAAACAGCGAGATGCGGGGCTGTGCTCAATCTGCCCAAATCCCATCGAGAAGTGGGGATTGTGCCAGACTCACGCCGAAATTGCCACAGAGCGAAGGCGTAGATCGAAAGGAGTTTCGCGTCCTTACCTGCCAAAATGGGTGTGGCAGGCCGTCGATTGGAGCATGGGGCACAAAAAAATTGCCTCCATGATGGGCGTCACGGAGGCAACTGTCAGGTATCACTGGAAGAAGATGGTCGGGGCTGGAATTGAACCAGCTAGGCGGCACGGGCACATTCATTTACCGCCAGAATAATAGCTCATTTAGCCCGCTTGCGTTTCGCCGTCAACGCCGCCCGACCTTTGATTATTGCTTCTCCACCCAAGCCTCAATCTTGGCAAGGTATTTGTCGCCGATGTTGTAAAGTCCGTTGGTAAGCAGTGAAAGAACCGCTTCCGAAATGCCAATCTCCGCCGCAAGCTGGTAGTTTTTCATGCGCCGATCTTTGCCAGACTGCCGGATGAGCCTACCAAGCTGAATTACCGTGGCCTTCATTGCTTTGTTGTGATCGCGGAATGCCTTCTTTGCCTTGGCTTCAAGCTCCGCCACCTCTCGGTCACGGGTTTTCATTTTGGCTTTAAGTTCGCGTAGGTGTATTTTGAGTTCTCGGTTCATATAAGTGGGAAATTGGTGACTCTGGCAGGGCTTGATACCTGCTATGCAAACCCTTCACAGGAGCTATTTTGCGTTTTCCTGACCGCTCTTGGGCGCACGTCCTTCCGTGCCGCAGAGTCAAATTTTGCCTCGTTTATTCAACAACTGGCTCCGACGAGGCTCGCGGAAGTTGCGTGTCTGATTCGAGTGCCGTCCTCTCCGACTGTCACGCCACCCGCAGGCGTTCTGGTTGCTAGGTCCATCATCACGCACAAGGCGTCCATAGGTCCATCGTCAAAATTGTGCCGTCTTTCCGGCTGTCATTGGTTTATCACTGCCACCAAAAAGCGTTCCCTTTTCCTCAGAGACCAATCCACCGTGGTTTTTCTTCCTCGATGCGTAGAAGCCTGTTTGTAATGGAAAGTCGAAAACCAAAACAACAGGAAATTCATCAGCAACCCCAACGCTTACGGGCTGCTTTGCCGCGCTCGCCATTCCACCCGGAGCTTCTCGCGCAAAAGCTGGCCTTACGAGCCTTGTCTGCTGGAGTCTTTGGGTTTGGAGCGGGCGCTTTGAGATTACTGCCAGTGGCGGCGTTGTATTTTGCGCGACCCTTAGCGGTCAATCCTGCGCCCTTTGACACAGGAAGTTTCTCGCCTCGACCGACTGATAGTGATGGGTTTTTCTTTGCCATGAGTAAATGTGCTTTCTATTCCTGTAAACTTCAAGCGGAAAGACGCTGTTTGATGAGGTATTGCCTTTTCTCGCTCTCATCGGCAAATCCCTGAAGCAAGTTCTGCGTGCCTTGCGAAGCCTTCTTCACCGCCTCATCAATCATCCCGCACAGGTCTTTCTCGCCTTTGAGAATGGCGCGGAAGAAAGGCTCGGGCTTCGTCTCGTCAGGCAGGATGTCGGACATCTTGGACGCCGCGATGTTGATCTTGGCGATGCTCAACTTCTCAGTCCCACATCCAATCACACGCTCCACGGCGCTGTCGTAGGCCGCTTCGTAGGCCGGGTAAAGCTCGCCAAGGAACTCATGGTCCTCGAAGAAAGTCGGACCTTTGATGACGTTGTGCGCCCGGTGAGCGAGGAATTGAAGGGCGCGAAGCTGGGTGATGAGAGAGTCCATGAGGAAGGATACTCGAATTTACCGGATCGCAACACGTTCATTCACGGACTGCGGCTCCGTCTCAGGCAGCATCGACAGCCCAGCCATCAGCCGGAAACGATTGCCGGGGTGAAGCTGACGGAAGCTACGACGCTCTTCGCGGCGTTCGGACTCGGATTTAGGGGTGGCGAGTTGGTGATTCATACAAATAGCGCAAGACTGTCCGTTCCTTTATCATACCTAACCCCACAGCGTATGAGTTCGATAATTTGCTCTTCGGTTGCCACTTTGGACAAGTCTTCAGGACTAACATCAAGCCAGATTTCGTCATGCTCTGCGGAGCACACGATGTCACGTTTACCCGGAACGAGCTTATCCAACAGGATAAAAGCGTGAAGGTCCGCCCGATTGGATGCCTTGTTTTGCACGCGGTCAAACTTTAGAAACTCGTCTTGATATTTGTTGTATTGTTGGTGTGTCATAATGGTTCATTTCTTCTTCGGTTTAACTCCACGCTTCACCAGACCGCATTTCCCGCACGACTTTTTTTCGCCACGGGTGAGGTGCTGATAGTAAGCCTCTGTTTCCTTGCCGCAGTCGCAGCGACAAAGCCATTTGGAGTTGGAGTGCTCATTGCGTTCAAGGAAGCTGACGACTTTCAGGCGGCCAAAGCGACGGCCTTTGAGGTTCTTGGGAGGGTATGCCATTTAGGCGATACTTACGGTAATTTGAGGGGATGGCAAGGGAAGAACCGTAGCGCTACTCCGAACGCTGCGCGTCGGAGAGCTGGGCGTTCGCCGTGACTGTGAGCTTGCCCGTAGCGTCACGAGTCGCCCGGTATTCCGAGCGCTTGAGCCGCCGCAGCCAATAGCCGTTTGACCAGTCTTGGCATTTGTCGTTTAGGCAAGCGAGGCACCAGCAGTCATCATCGGCGGCATGATCCCGCGTTGCCTTGGCTGTGTAGTGCATCATCGCCTCAATGATTCCAGCGGCATCTCTTTCGGGTTGGGGAGGTTCATCCCAGCCGTGCCACCAGTCCAAACAACGGCGAACAAGCGAATGCAGGCGACCCCCAGGGCGTGTTGTAGTAGTCTTCATTTTATTCAGAGTCTTGAGTGTTTGCGACGGCCCGTGTCGGGGTCGCCTGATCCTTGGCGTTCAACCCCGCATCCACTTTTTCCAAGTAGCACTCCTTCATCGGATACTTGCCTTGAAGAATGCGGAAGATGAACTGGGGCTGGAAGCCGATCACCTTGGCGAGGTGGCTTTTTGACCAGCCTTGCTGCATGCGGAGTTGTTCGAGAGCGTTGATGCGAAGTTGATTTGCTCGCTGAATGATGTCTTTTGCCTGAAGCTCCATATCGGAGGCTTCGACAAACTCGGCGTGGATGTCCGGGTGTTGGGACTGGATGTTGGGGAGGGTCATATTAGATCAATCGAATGGTTTCCTGTTTGCCGTTTTTGTCAGCCAGAATCAGCTTTCCGCCGTCATTTGTGCAGTCCACGACCATTTCGTAAACGGCAAGAGAGCGGCGAAAGACTTCGAGCAGATTGGATGCTTGGGTTTTGTTTTGAAGCTCGCGGAGGTCGTCAAAGACTTCGGGATAAACGTCAAAAGAGAGGCGTCGTTTGTCAGTCATATTGTGTTGCTATTAACTATACGGTGGAGGGAGGGTTGGGTCAAGCGAGTTTATGATTTACTCATAGATGAGAGTGTCTCCCTTTCTACCATCCATCAACCACCCTTCCTTGAACCCCTTCAAGGTTATATTTTTCTTGGCTGGCAATTCACAAATGTGAGCCTGACAAAGCAGATGAGGCGCAAACTCATGCACAGCATAAAGGAAGTTGGCATCAATCGCTTCAACCAATTTAAACCAAGCGTGAGTGGATCGAAATCTTGTCAAAACCCTTCGGTTTTCATCACTTTCTTCGGAAAGATTGTGAAGAACGTCGAAAATTTCATGTATGGCTTCAGAAACCTTTCCTGACGAAGCCGCCATGAGAACTTGGAAATCTAAGCTACTTTTAAACCGCTTTCTTTTCTTACACAGCCCTCTTTTGTGAGCATCTTTAATGTTTTGGATACTGGTTCCAGTCTCAAGATGATCGGGATTGGCACAAATTTTGTTGTCGCAGCGGTGCATCACAACCATATCCGTCGGTATCTCACCCTTGTGAAGAAGGTAAGAAAACCTGTGAATAGATACAGTTTTGTTCAAGCTCTTGAGCTTTCCATATCCGCCCATCACTGGACCAACCCAATCCCAGCATTGACCCAATCCAACGTAATGCGGATTTGATTGGTCTGGCATTTTACCAAACTTGACCACGTTTGATTCAAATTCAGCTCTCCCAATCGCAATTTCTTCCTCAGTAAGTTTCATTTCAATTTAATGCGTATGGTGTTGTAGTTCCCAACAGTGGCCTCGTAGATGGACTGGCAGATTAACTCGGGTGAAATCTTCCGGTTTAGCGCCTCTCCGACCACCTGCTGATGCAGAAGGACGGATTGAGAGTCGATTTCGGTCCTGTTGCAGTCCGCCTTCGTTGTGCTGTCGTAAGCAGCCCCAACTCTTCGCTGAATGAACATCTTGAACTTCTCGACCACTTCTTCAGGCCATCCGTAGGGTGTATCAACTGATTCGGCTTTCTTGATCTTCTCGCGGTGTTCAATAAGCCACTTTGGGAGAGGCTTGTCCTCGCCAAGGTAAACCCCGAGCATTTCGGGAGCGCAGTCAGGAACGCCGCATTTCTCCCAAAAGTCGTAGAATGGGCGCATGTGGTCTGGAGTCGCCCTGAAACGCTGCTTGATGAGACGCCAAATTTTCGCCTGACCACGGCACTTGGGCGAAAGCGTCGGCGCGTGGGCCTTCAAATACAGCGGGAGCAGCAATTCGTAGTCGTTGATCTGGCAAACTCGCTTCCCAAGGGCAAGAAAGTCCTCTTCGCGCAGTTTGACGCCACAATGTTCTGAAATCAGGCCGATGTCATACTGAACCACACCGATTGGGTCAGCCATTTCCCATAAAACACGGTAGAGCAGCTTTTGGGTGTGTGGCAAATGAGACAAAGACTGGATCAAACCAGCCTCCATCGTGAGGACTTTCATCTTGTTTTTGGCGGGCATAGGCTTAGCTAAGGCTCTCTCTTTGAAGATTGAGTAAGTAAGCCCCTTTGCTAAAGGCTATCAAGCGGATTTTTCAGCTTTCTACACCATACTCCAGCTTCAAAATCAGCCTCAACTCATGGATGGCCTTGCGGATGTCCTCGGCCTTGTTCTTCGCCCGGTGACGGCAGACGCGCTTTACTACACAGCCCTCCAGAAACGACAGATTGTTGGCATGGATGAACTCGACCGGCTGGATGGTAAGGCCCTTGTAGTGGTCGCCGCCTTCTTGCTGGGAGAGTGGATTGCAGGACTCGATGGCCTCGAAGTGCAGTTTTTGATGAACCTTGGCGTCATTGGCTTTGATGGCGAACCAGACATCTTCGGGTGTAAATGCACTCAATTTTTTAGCAGTGGATACATACCACTCGGAACAAGTAGCAGGCCAAGACATATAGTAATCTGGCAACTCTTCCGGCATCTCGCTCCGATGTCTCAAAACGTAGCCCTCGGGAGGCTGCGGTCCTACTTCGGGAATGACCGGCTCAGGCTTGGTTTCCGGGATGGCGTAGAGGGCATTAAAAAGACCCTTCAAATCAACGCTTGGGTATGTAACCTTGTCCCAAGTCTCGCTGATTTTGACCCAAAACAGCGCCCCTTCCGGCACGCGGTCCTTGATGTCCTCTCCTTTGACGAGCTTGTATCCTGCGGGTGGTGTTGGTGTGTTCA